AGTAATTAACGTCAATTCTGAAAGAGAATTAATTGACACCTTCGGAACACCAGCTGAGGCAAATGCTTCCGATTGGTTAGTGGGAGCAGAATTCCTACGTTACGGTGGACAATTAGCAGTTCTCCGCGCAGAAACAACCGTAAAGAACGCAACTAAGAGTGGCACTGGAGTTCTAATCGCTGATAAAGAAGCTTTTGATGCTGGTGTTACAACAGAAAAATTCGCTGCTCGTTACGCAGGAACCGAAGGTAATTACTATCGTGTAGTTATCGTTGATCGTGGTGCTGATTACAAAGTAGCAAAAGTAGGTCACGGTCTCTCGGTTGGTGGTACTTTCACAGATAACGCTGGTGTTACTCACGAAGTTTATGACGTTGTTGATAACGACAACTTCACAATCGTAAAGGGAAGCGCAGTACCAACATCAATTCCAACAGGAAAAATCCTAACAACCAATTCGGTTAGCGGAACTGCTGCCACTGGATCTGCTTCATATACTAGCGTTGCTTACACAACTAACAGTGCTGCTGGAACAGGAGCAACATTCAATGTTTCTCGTGCTGGTGGAACTTACACAGTTACAGTTTCTGGTGGTGGATCTGGTTATGTTGCTGGAGATACTTTCACAATTCTTGGAACTGCTTTAGGTGGAACTTCCCCAACAAACGACTTAACATTCAATGCTGCTACCGTTGTTACCGTAGCATCAACGGTTTCCGCATACACCAACTCAGATTGGAACGCAGAACTAATTGGATCAACTGGTCTATCATTCAAGGCAATTGGTCCTCGTCCTGGTACTTCACCTTGGGCAGCAGAGCGTTATCTTTCATATGATGAAGTTCATGTTGCTGTAATTGACGAAAGAGATAATACTGTTGTTGAGCGTTTCCCATATCTTTCAAAGATCTCTGATGCTAAGTCACCAGAAGGAAATTCAACATACTGGAAGTCAGCAATCAATGAGTTTTCAAACTACATCTATGCTGGTCAAGAATTGACTTCTGCTGAAATCACAACTGCTGGTGAAAATCCTGGTGGAACTGCTGCTTCATACGCAGCAACTTCAGGTGCTCCAAAAGAATTGTCAAGAATTCTTCAAACTGCTGGCGGAACTCTATCAGGTGGTCTTGATGATTATGCTTACACTGCTGGAGAAATTCAAGCAGCATATGATACTTTCCTTGATACAGAAGAAACCCAAATTGACTTTGTTCTAATGGGTGGTTCAATGAGTAATGAAGTTGATACAATTGCTAAGGCACAAGCAGTTGCTGCTGTCGCAAATAGCAGAAAAGATTGTGTCGCTTTCCTCTCACCATATGTTGGTAATCAGGTAGCTACTTCTGGAGGTGCTGCTATTACAGCATCTACCCAACTTTCAAATACCATCGCTTTCTTTGACAACATTGCTTCTAGCTCCTATGTTGTTTTAGATAGTGGTATCAAATACACCTATGATCGTTTCAACGATAAGTATCGTTACATCGGTTGTAACGGTGATGTTGCTGGACTTTGTGTTTCAACCTCGGCAATTCTAGATGACTGGTTCTCACCAGCTGGTCTAAATCGTGGGGGTGTTCAAAATGTTGTGAAGCTTGCTTTCAATCCAAACAAAGCAGCAAGAGATGATCTCTACAGCAACAGAATTAACCCAATCGTTTCACTTCCTGGTTCTGGTCCTGTTCTCTTTGGAGACAAGACTGGTCTTGCTTCACCTTCCGCATTTGATAGAATTAACGTTCGTCGTTTGTTCCTCAATGTTGAGAAGAGAGCAAAAGCACTTGCTGAAGGAGTACTCTTTGAGCAAAACGATAGCACCACTCGTTCAAACTTCACCGCTTCAATTTCTTCTTACTTAGCAGAAGTTCAAGCACGTAGAGGTGTCACTGACTTCCTTGTTGTTTGCGATGAAACAAACAATACCCCAGAAGTCATTGATAGAAATGAGTTTGTGGCTGAACTCTACCTCAAGCCAACCCGCTCAATCAACTATGTAACGGTTACCGTAACGGCAACCAGAACGGGCGTTTCCTTCTCGGAAGTCGTTGGTAGATAATTAGTAGTATAAGAAAAAATCACAGAGGTAACCACTAATGGCATCGTCAAACGTAAGTCAGTTCCTACAAACTATCGGTCAGGGCGTGAAGCCCAACATGTTCCTGATTGATGTTCAGTTTCCTGCCACGCTATCAAAGCAGTCAGAAGATCAAAATCTTACAAATCTACTTTGTAAGTCAGCAGCACTCCCAGGTTCAAACCTAGGTGTTATCGAAGTTCCTTTCCGTGGAAGAACAGTTAAGATCGCAGGTGATCGCACCTTTGATACTTGGACTGCCACCTTCTTCAACGATAAGGACTTCAAACTACGCTCATTCTTTGAGCAGTGGGCAAATAGCATCAACACTCACGAGGGCAACACTGCTCCTCTCTTTACTCCAAACAATTCGTCTGGTTATATGGCTGACCTTGGAGTTAAGCAACTAGAGAAAGATGCTAGCGAAGAAGGTGCTATCTTGAGAACATACTCACTCAAGTATTGCTTCCCAACCAATGTTTCTCAAATTGATGTTGCTTATGATAGCAATGATCAAATTGAAGAATTCACAGTTGAGTTCCAATATTCGTACTTCACTGCCGAGGCAGGAACCAGACAGGGCGTATCTTCACTCCCAGTAGTCTGATAAATAGTTGGAAGCAGTAATTTGAATATCTAATCATGAGTCAACTATTTGGCTTCCAAATTAATCGAAAGGAGGCACAGAAGGGTCAGTCCCCTGTGCCTCCTTCTGCTGACGAACCGATTGCGGTTGCGGCAGGTGGTTATTATGGAACATATGTAGAAACGGATAATGCTTCTCAAGCTCGTAATGAGTTTGAGTTGATCCGTCGTTATCGTGACATGGCACTTCACCCAGAAGTTGATAGTGCTATTGATGAAGTTGTGAATGAATTTGTAGTAAGTGATGCTAACGATAGTCCAGTAGAAATCAACTTAGATAATCTAGATGTTGGATCTGGAGTAAAAAATAAAATTAGAAATGAATTTGATTATATCAAAAGACTTTTAAATTTTGATAATCGCGCACATGAGATTGTGCGTAACTGGTATATTGATGGTAGAGTATTCTACCACAAAGTAATTGATCTAGACAACCCAAAGAAAGGTATTACGGAACTTCGTTATATTGATCCGATGAAGATCAAGAAGGTTCGTCAAAAGATTGATGATAAACCAAAAGATTCTCTTGCTCGTGCTGCCATCAAAGGAACAGCACTTGAGTATGAGTACGGAACATTTGTAGATTATTATTTGTTCAATCCAAAAGGTTTCTATCAAGGTGGTGTCCTAGGACCAATTGGTGACATGTCACTTTCACAAGGAGTGAAGATGGCAGTTGATAGCGTCACCTTTATTCCTTCTGGACTACAAGATCTCAATAAGCGTATGACGCTGAGCTTCCTCCATAAGGCAATCAAATCTCTCAATCAGCTGAGAATGATTGAAGATAGTTTGGTAATCTACAGATTGTCACGCGCACCAGAACGTAGAATTTTTTATATTGATGTAGGCAATCTTCCAAAGGTAAAAGCAGAGCAATACCTCCGCGATGTAATGTCTCGTTACAGAAATAAACTTGTATATGATTCTTCAACTGGAGAGATGCGTGATGATAAAAAGCATATGTCTATGCTTGAAGATTTCTGGTTACCTCGTCGTGAAGGCGGTAGAGGAACTGAGATCACTACACTCCCAGGCGGTCAAAACCTTGGCGAACTCAAGGACGTTGAGTATTTCAAAAAGAAACTTTACAACTCACTAAACCTACCACCTTCCCGCCTTACGGATGACAACAAAGGGTTTAATCTTGGTAAGACCACAGAGGTTCTCAGGGATGAACTCAAATTTGCTAAGTTCATCGGTCGTCTCCGCAAGCGTTTCAGCGAACTATTCCAGGATATTCTCAAGACACAACTAATTCTCAAGGGTATCATCTCACCAGAAGATTGGGATGATATGAAAGAGCATATCCAATACGACTTCTTATTTGATAATCATTTCAACGAACTGAAAGAAATTGAAATGATGACACAGCGTATTGCTATTGTCACACAGATGGATCCTTTTGCTGGCAAATACTTCTCTGTTGAATATATCCGTAAGCATATCCTCAATCAAACTGAAAAAGAATTCAAGGAAATTGATAAGCAGATGAAGGGAGAGATCGCATCTGGTCTTGCGATTGATCCAGCACAGACAAATATGCTGGATACTATGTCACAGCAAAACACAGCATTTAGTCCAGAAATTTCAAATATTCAGGCACAAGATAGTGCTGCTAGAGAGCAAGAAGCTGCGGACGCAAATCTAGATCGAGAGATGGAAAAGATGAAGGCGCAACCTAAACCTACGCCAAAGTCTAAATAAAATATATTGTTATCTTATCATGACTGAAACTAATAACGAAATGGGTGCCGTTGATATTGTTGGCAAGATCAGCGATAACGACAGAGCATCTGCGATTGACGCAATCCACGACATGCTATTTGCTAAAGCATCTGATGCTATGGCGCAATATAAGCAAGTAGTGGCAAACACATTCTTTGACGAACCAACCGAAACCGAAACCGATGAAACTGATAACGGAACAGATTGAGGACGTAAAAGTTCTCACAGAAGAAAAGAACGGAAAGAAACTTCTTTATATTGAAGGAGTTTTTCTTCAGTCTGAACTCAAGAACCGCAACGGTCGTATGTATCCTTTCGATGTTCTCAACCGCGAGGTTCAGAGATACAACGAAGAATATGTAAAGTCAAAGAGAGCTCTTGGAGAACTAGGACACCCAGACGGTCCTACTATCAATCTTGATAGAGTGTCACATAGAATTGTTGAACTCCGCGCAGAAGGACACAACTTCTATGGCAAGGCACAAATTCTAGATACTCCCATGGGACAGATTGCTAAGTCACTTCTTGGTGAAGGAGTACAACTTGGTGTTTCTTCTCGTGGCATGGGAAGTATTGACAAGAGAGAGGATATCTCGATTGTCCGCGATGACTTCTTCCTAACCACCGCTGCTGATATTGTAGCAGATCCTTCCGCACCAGATGCTTTTGTAAATGGCATCATGGAAGGAAAAGAGTGGATTTGGGACAACGGAATTCTAAAGGAAGCGAAAGTAGATAAATATCGCAAGTATATTGATGAGGCAACTCGTCAAAATATGGAAGCGAGAACGCTCAAAGTGTTTGAGCATTTTCTCTCAAATCTTTGATTTCATAAATAAACTTAGAATAATTATACGGAAATTACGAGGTAAACTCAAATGTCAGATATGCTAAACGAAAAGTTTGAAGAGTTCGTTACCGAGCAAAAGGTGATTCTTGAAGCTGGCGATCCTATGCCAACTGTTCAAGCTTCTGTAATTCCTGGCTCTGGAAGCGACCCTTCACAGGTTTCTGACGTTCAGACTGCGAAGGCTGGCGGCAAAGATCCTGCTCCTACCGTCCAACCTTCTGTTGCGATCGGTCAATCAGCTCCTGCTGATCTAGGCGGTTCAACCTCCGCGCCTCTTCATTCTAATGACGAAGATGGTGAAGAGAACCCAGGTGCGAAAGCAGCAGCACCTATCTCGCAAATTTCTGGTGATCCTCAGTTCGCAGCAAAGAAAGATGCTGGCGATCAAGGAACTCAACCAACAGTAAATGTTGCCGCAGCATACGGCATCACTAAGATGGGCGGAAATGTCACTTATCCAATTAAAGCTGGATTTGAAATTGACATGACCGACGACGTAAATGCTCTCCTTGAGGGCACCGAACTCTCAGAAGAGTTTGCTGAGAAAGCAAAGACAATCTTTGAAGCAGCAGTAACAGCAAAACTCAACTCAGAGTATGACAAGCTTGTAGAGCACTTTGCCAACGAACTAGATAAGCAAGTTGAAGCAATCAAGAACGAACTTGCTGAAGAAGTTAATGGCACCGTGACCTACGCCATCGGTCAATGGATGGAAGAGAACCAAGTAGCTATTGACCGTGGTATCAGAAATGAGATTACCGAAGACTTCATCGCAGGTCTTAAGGGTCTCTTTGAAGAGCACTACATTTCGATCCCCGACGACAAGGTTGATGTGGTCGAAGGTATGGCTGAATCAATTCGTGAAATGGAAGAGCGCCTCGACGAACAGGTTAAGGCTAATGTGAAACTACAAAATCGTCTGAATGAGACTGCCAAAATCAACATTCTGAACACTGTTTCGGAAGGACTAGCAGATACTCAGAAAGAAAAACTAGCAGCACTTGCTGAAGGTCTAGAGTTTGTCTCAGAAGAGTCATTCGCCGCGAAGGTAAAAACCATCAAGGAGTCTTACTTTAAAGAGTCAATCGCTACCCCAGTAGAGACTGTAGATGAAACTCCAGTAGAGGGTCAGGAAGTATCACCAGCAATGGCAGCATACCTCCAAGCACTCAACCGCTGGGGTAACTGATAATTCGTTAACACCTATTTTTCAAACGGAGCAAACAAATGTTTAACGCACAAGCTCTAACCGAAAAGTGGTCACCTGTTCTAGGTCATGAAGGCGCTGGCGCTATCAAGGACAATTATAGAAAGGCTGTTACCGCTGTTCTGTTAGAAAACACAGAAAAGGCACTACGCGAAGAGCGTGGTATGATCAACGAAGCATCCAACACAGTTGGTGCTATTGGTTCCAACGCACTTTCGGGTAGCGCACTAGGAACCCAAACTGGTGGTCTCGCAGGTTTCGATCCTGTTATGATCTCCCTAATCCGCAGAGCAATGCCTAACCTCGTTGCTTATGACATCTGCGGTGTTCAACCAATGAGCGGTCCTACTGGACTAATCTTTGCGATGAAGTATCACTATCAAGAAAATGGTTCAGCTCTTCGTGCTGGTCCAGAAGCTCTCTACAACGAGCCTGATAGCAACTTCTCTGCTTCTTCAACTGGTGCTGGTGTATATAACCAGACCAACGCTGCTGGTGGCGATGACACCCACCCAAGAGGCGATGGTGGCACTACTGATGCTAACCCTGGTCTCCTAAATGACAGCGGCACTTATGAGCGCGGTTCAACTGCTATTCCTCGTGAGACTGCTGAAATTCTAGGTTCAGGCGCTGGTGCTCTCTTCAACGAAATGAGCTTCAGCATCGAGAAGACTTCGGTACAAGCACGTACCAGAGCACTCAAGGCTGAGTACACTCTAGAACTCGCACAAGACCTTAAGGCAATCCACGGTCTTGATGCTGAGCAGGAACTTGCTAACCTACTCTCCAGCGAAATCCTTGCTGAGATCAACCGTGAAGTTGTAAGAACCGTTTATACCGTTGCTAAGCCTGGTGCTCAGAACAACGTTGCTAACGCTGGTATCTTCGACCTCGACGTTGACTCAAACGGTCGCTGGTCAGTTGAGAAGTTCAAGGGTCTCATGTTCCAAGTTGAGCGCGATGCTAACGCTATTGCTCAGCAAACCCGTCGTGGTAAGGGCAACTTCATCATCACTTCTGCTGATGTTGCTTCTGCTCTCGCTATGAGCGGCACCCTTGATTATTCTTCAGGTCTATCAGGCGCTGGTGGTCCTTCCATCGGTGAAGTTGATGACACTGGCAACCTCCTAGTAGGAACCATGAACGGTCGTATCAAGGTCTATGTTGATCCTTATTCGGCAAACGTTTCCAGCAACCACTACTACGTTGTTGGTTATAAGGGTTCTTCACCATATGACGCAGGACTATTCTACTGCCCATATGTTCCCCTCCAGATGCTACGCAGCATTGATCCTAACACCTTCCAACCTAAGATTGGCTTTAAGACCCGTTACGGAATGGTTGCTAACCCATTTGTCACCCAGTCAAATGGAACCCCAGATGCTGAGACCCTCACAGCAAACCGCAACCAGTACTACAGAAGAGTACTTGTTAAGAACCTCATGTGATCCATTCACAATTCAACACACAGGGGACCCGAAAGGGTCCTTTTTTTTGTAAATAGTAAATAGCATTTTTGTTACGTTATGCCAAGAGGAATGATGAGTAAGGTTGACATGCTCGCAAGAGTATATAAAATGAAGACAGCATTACATGATGGTATTTTTGCTGATAGAGGTAAGGATTGGAATGATGGTGCTAATTACACTTTAGATAGAATTTTAGACATTCTAAACGAATATCACAAATGAATCAATCTTCTATTATATTACTATTATGCTTGTCACCGTTAGCGGTGATCTTTTTAGTTATGAAGGTAGCACTTTGGATAGGAGAAACAGCATCATTTGCGGCAAAAACTAAAGAGTTAGAAAAAATGCAGCATGGTCCATATATTGTCTGGGATGAAGAGGAGGAAGATGAATGGTCTTAGATGATTTGTATAGAAGAGTAGCAAGAGCAAAAATAAACATCTTGATGGAAGAACCATGCCCAATGTATGAACCAGAATGGGAAAACAATTATGGCACATCGTATGAAAAAATTATCACCAGAAAAACTAGTAACACAGAAAGAATGTCAGGAGATGATTGATGCTGCTATACGACAGCACAATCGAAATGCTTCCATTATTTCTATGTGCGTTGGTTGGGTGGTTCTTGCTTTATTTGCTGAAGGACTTCTAAGACTTATTGGCGTCATTCCCCCACTACTACCATGGCTCAACATTACCCTGAAATAATAGGAATAGTTTTGTTGTTAGTGTTTGCTTCAACTATGTTCTATCAAGGAACATGTATCCTCAAAGGAAAACGCGGATATTCTTTGAGAGATTATATGAAGCAGGAAAGCACTAACATGCGTCACAGAATAGAAGAACTACTCAAGGATAAATAACTAGTAGCTTGGGAAGTTGACATGACCGCTGAGTGGTACAAGGATCAACCAAGGAATAGGAATTTTCTAAATCCAGTTGGTTATCTTTTGAAATTAGATAAATTTGAAGGAACGGATTTCTTTTGTCAAAGAGCAAACGTTCCTGATATCACTATGCCAACAACAGAGTTTGCGACAAGATTTCGCAACCTACCTATTATCCCTGGAGGTGGTGTCACCTTTGGGGATTTTACTGTTCAATTTATTGTTGATGAAGATCTAAAGAATTATTATTCAATTCATAAGTGGATGCGTCAGAATGGCAGAGCAGATGATGATGCCGATACTCCACCAAAAGAAGAATATAGTAATGCTCAACTACACATTGTAACTTCATCATACAATCCCGCATTTATTGTATCGTTTGAGAATATTTTTCCAGTGTCATTGTCTGGTCTAGAATTCAATGCTACAATGACAGATGTAGAATATATTACTGCTGAAGTTACATTTAAGCATCAGCGATTTTTTATCCTTGACAAAAATATGAAACCCCTATGAATTTTGAAACTCTTCGTAATAAATTTGATCAACTACGTGAAGAATGGGCAGAAGATAGCGCGGTAGATTTCCAGTTCAAGAACAAACAGTATACCACAGATCTTGGACAACTTGCGTTAGACATCCCTTTCCAACACAATAAATACTTAAACCATTACACTGATATCTCACAGATCAAAACTTCTCTGGAGTTTGAAATCAGAAAACTTGTAAAAGAAAAACGCGAATACTACAGCGGTGAAGCTGATGCTCGTGTTTACGCAGAAAAACCTTTTGGCGGAAGAATTCAAACTTCCGAAAAAATGAAGACTTACCTAGAGAGTGATGATGAGATTATCAATCTTGAGGCGAA